TGATCATGAAGATGATGATCATGAAGATGATGATCATGAAGATGATGATCATGAAGATGATGATCATGAAGATGATGATGATGAAAATGTAGAAAGTGTAGAAGTAGAGGAATTTGAATATAATAATGTTACATATTTTAAAGCAGAATCTGGGCAAGTATTTAATGAAGAATCTGAAATGGTAGGTATTTGGGATTCAAATAAAAAAATTATAATTTTTAATAGTTAATAATTATAATTAATGTAATGTATTTATTTGATATTGTATAATAATTTTTTTTTATGGTTTTGTAGCCATAGAATATAAGTCAAGATCATATACCATCGTAGTAGAGTTGTTGCTATTATCGATATTTGTATATGGATGATTAATAAATACTGTGGAAGTAAGAGATGATGTTACATTTTTATTTGTATCTGCTACATTAATGGTAATATCATTATAATTTCTGTTTGTGGAATTTGATGTGAAATTAAAAGTTAAAATAGAATTGTCTTCGTCCGTTCCTTCTAATTTTATTAGACCAATACTTTTGTATGCGTTTATATTACCATTGGTTTCTGTTATATATATACGATAACGTCTATATTTAACAGTATTTACAAAAGTAAATATTTTCATTTCAGTATTATTCGTAAATGAATTGCTATTTGTTAATTCCCAATCTGTTATATTTGTTTGTGTATCTAATACATCCCACGATATATTATCCATGCTCCCTTCAAAAGTCCATGATTTTGGATCTAAAGAAGTTAATGAATTATAAGTGCGAATTGCTGGCCAAATTGTATACTTTGTTATAGCTTGTTCATTATTAACTGGAAATGAAAATTGTAACCATTCTGGTTTATTTAAGTAGCTGGTGTCGGGAGTATATAATGCCCAAGCACTGATTCGTGCCATGTCTTCGGCGAGCTGCGCGTGGTGAGGGGTTGGTCGTTCATTTATAGTTAATCTATAATAACTATAACTTATATCATTTGTAATTTCTCGTTGAAGAAAATAACTAGGATTTGCAGTAAACGCCTGTCTGCCATCAGTGGAGTTCCACCGTCTAGATATCCCCACGCTTGAATAATTTGTAATATTTTGTGCAACGTCTATGATATACCATGTAATATCATCGTGTGAGCCTTCTATTGTCCAACTTCTGGCGACTCTGTATACATCATCTTTTGTACACCATAAACGATACATAGAAATTAATTGTGGTTCTGGAAATTTATATTTTATCCAGTCGCTAACATCACCTGTCCACCAACCCCCGTATGGTGATTCTTCATACCATTCATCAGGATCAAAAGTAGGATCCGACGGAGGAGGTTTGTTACCGTTATATACATAGTAACGTCTATCATCATTCATAATAGAATAAACATGTGATATATCTGTACTTGCTGTAAGTATTCCTTGATCTCCACCTCGTCCATTTAAAGAATGTGGTCCGGCTTTTCTAATATATCTTAATCCCATCGTATCAATATCTGATATCCAAGCATCATTCTGATCGTTTAATGTATTATTGATTCCGAGTGTTGGAATAAATTCCTCTGGCTCTATTAAAATTACATCGTTAATGGTCTGGGAGCGATTACTAGTAACTTTACTAATTACACTTGACCAAAATACACTTGAAGAAGTAACAACACTTCCTTCTAATTCGTTATAATTAATGTATATTTGTGAAAGAGAAGTTTCTATAATACCTTTATATGATTCGGATATAACAATATTATAAGATAAATCATTAAAATTTGTATCAATATTATTAATAGTATAATTTAATGAATCGCCGTCCATTTTATTTATGGTTAAATCTGTTGGTTCTATAATTCTTGGTTTATTATATAAATTTTCAATCGTTAATGTCTTCGCTATATTATGACTGAATGTATTAAATTTAACATTGAAATTCAATGTTGTGTTTATATTAGGTGTACTTTGATAAGAATAATCACTTAAAAAATTTGTAGATTTTTTAGAATATAAAGCTAAAACACCTAGACTTCTTTGTCCTATTCCTTGTGCACTGGTGTGATTAGATAATGAAATATCAAATTTATAATATTTATAACTAGTGTTATTTATAATATCATATTCGTTCATATCAGTATTATTGACATAGGAATATATATTTGTATCATGCCATTCTGTTATATTTATTTTTTCATCCAATATAGTCCAAGAGTTTTCATCATTAGATGCTAATAGATTCCATGTATTTGGTGTAAGATTATACCCATCAACTATTGGCCACATTTTATAATGTATTATTTTTTTTGGTTCATTAAATTCTATAGTTATTGTTACAATATTATTATTATCATTGGTGTTTGATATCCAATTATAATTACCAGAATTTAGACCTCTTTGAAATAACCAAGCTATACCATTATTGGTATTGTGTCTTGAAGTTACAGAAACATTATATTCGGATTCGCCGTCTATACTTCTATATGATGTTGTGTCTATATCTTGAGATTGCCAATCAGGATTTATAGGTATAAATTTATCTGGTCCGGCCTCCATTTTTAAATCTCTTAAATCTATAATTATTTTTCCATTATCAATATATTGTATATCATTTATTAATTTACTAGAAAACAATGCTAGTTCCATTATTCGCGCCAGTCCGCCGTCGTCACTACGTGATGTGCTAGTAATATTTAAACGATAATATTTATAGGGATTAATATTGGATATAGGAAAATCTCTCGCTTTAGTATCATTTAATAAATCATCATTGTTAGGAATTTCATCACCCCAATCATTTGATGTTAAACCAGTAATGGTATCTAATGTATCCCAAGAAATATCGTCATAGGAACCTTCAAATGTCCATTCTGATAGATTTGCTTCAGAATCGTTGGTTGGATTAACAGGCCATATTCTATAAAATGTTATAATTTTAGGATAATAAAATTCAAATTTTAACCATTCATTGTTTGCTGATGTGGTCGCCATCCAATAATAATTATTTGCATTAGCTGCTTGTCCATCGAATGCGTTATCAACTGTCGTATAGTCGTTGAATTCGCTGGAAGCAGTTGCAATACCATTATCGCCATAACCAAGTCCATTTCGTGAACCTCGACCTGCTTCACAATATAAATTTCTATATATTTTTGCATTTCCTGATGTATTTATTCCTTGAGTTATATTTGTTATTTCTATAGTTAAATCATTTATATCAAAAGGTATAAAAGTTAAAATAGAAGAAATATCTATTGTATGAATCATATTTTCTATAGATATAGTTGGTAGTTCATCGTTAAAAACAGGATTTATATATTCTATTAAGAATGTGAATGAAATATCTGAACTATGATTATTAAATTCATCTGAATAAGCAGTTTGATTAAAATATATAGTGTAAAACGCGGGTTTTAGATATAATGGAGATGCTTGGGTAAGACCAATTTCACTTGTCGATTCAAGTATTATACGTTCTTCGGTAGAATTATTTATTAAAACTGGTGGAATATTAATAACTATGTTATTATCTCTTATATGTATTGCTTGTATATTGTTAATCATATAATAATGATCGTGTTGATTTTGTTGTAGATGCATAGATGAAAGTCCGGTAATAGGATCGCATGTAAAGGATGAATTTATTTGTGTAATTTCAGGTTTTACAATACCAGGTAATTCTGTTATATTCATTTTTGTATTTGTATTATAACCAGGATCTCCTGTCGAAGCAAATATAAAATATTTTGGATCGTCTGCATTTTTTTTAATAGTTGTATATGGATCTATTATGAAAGGATCTTGTTTAACTGTATTATCTAAACTGTTACCGATTTTAGAAGAATAATTTTTTGTATATTCTATAACTATACTACGTTGATCTATTTCAGAATATGCATCTAAACGATATGTTTCGGGTATTTTTACAGAATTCAATATATTTTCATTTTCGTCTAGTAATTGTACTTTTAATCCTCTTATATAATTCATATCTGGATCAAGTCCACCATATATTGATGGATTAGAACCTGGTTGACCATTTGAATGTCCTAAACCATTACCAGGTTCTATAAATATTGCATTGATTGAATCTAATGATATAGGTGTGTTTAATTCTATAAGTGTCCAGTGTTCATAAGTTCCTACACCACCACCTATAAATTTATTTTCTCCATGAATAAGAACATTTTCCCAACTAGAATTGGAATCATTATTACCACTTAAATTTGTACCTTGGGCATTATCATTAATAATAGCTACTTCTGATGCTGTCATACCATTTGTATTATATGTAATGTTATTGGGTAATGTAACATTCCTGTTATTTGCATGTAATAGGAATCTACTAATTATATATTTATTAGAATTATTAGTTCCAACGCCTATATTATAGTTACTATTTTGTCCAGTTAGTGATTGTAACATATAGCCACGGTCTATATTAATTTCATTACCATTGGTCATTAATAATTTAATATATTTTACGGTACCTGTCGTTATAGTATTATATTCATAGTCGGGTATATTAGTATCGTCGTAATAAATAAAATTTTCTTTGTATTCATTATTTTCATTATAATAACTGAGTTTAAGTTCTCGTTCTACGGTAGTTTTTGTTATTTGTAACGTTTTTGGATTTATGATTTCATTTGAGGGTCCTGTAATACTAGAAGAGGTTGATGTATTAATTTTAATATTAAAATTTTCAATAGAATATAATGCTAATTGAACTATGTGTGCCTCTTTCTGACTTTCGTTGGTATACTCATTATTACCGACAAATACTCGTAGAGCATCTGTTATATGTAAACGATAATATCTGTAAGATGTTTTGTTTACAAACGAAAATTCAAGGTATTCAGTTAAATTGGGGACAGAATTTACATTAGTTCCAATCCATCCAGATATATCAGTTTGTGTATCTAATATATTCCAAGAAATATCATCATTTGATCCTTCAAATGTCCATGATTTTGGTATTCCTTTCGAGAAATTCCTGCCGTCGTCTTGAGTGGGCCAAATTCTATACATAGAAATGATTTTTTCTTCATTAATAGGTAAGGTAAATTTTAACCAGGTTGGCATTTCTCCACGACTATCCCAAATATCACCTGGTGTACTATTATTATTAAATGCTTTAGTTGCTTCCCAACCATATATTGGTGCAGTTGCTTGTCCTTGATCACCACCTGTTCCATTTCTTCCTCCTGCCCCAGCTTCTAATATATAATTAATACCTGTTGACGGATATATACTAGTAAAATGTAATAGTATATCATAACTGTCTAATAAATCGGATCTAGGTTTAAAATAACTTCTTCCAGGATTATAATAAGTTGTATCTTTTGTATAATTTGATGCAATTATAAATTCTGATGTTAAAGTATTTTTTTCTATAGAAATCTTAAATCCGGAGTCTATTGTATTTAATGTGTATGGATTATTTGTAATAAATCCTATATAAGTATCATTGGTTGTTTTATCACCACCCATTCCATATCTAGTTATACCACCTTCAACATTTATATCTTCATTTAATAAAGCATAGTTATATAAGGATGATGAATGATTTGAATTCGCGCCTATATTATATGTTAAATTATTCATTTTATTATTTATACTATGTGGTATTACTGAAAATGGTATATCTACTTCTGCAAATGTTTCAAATATACCATATAATTCATTTTGTTGATTAAAATTTATATTATTTGATAAATCCCCGTTTATTCCATCGGCGCACGTACCAATAATTGTGGCGTCTGAATTGCTACATATTTTATATCCGAATTTACCATACCCTCCGCCATTAACCATAGGAAACCATTCTTTATTGCTAGTATATATAGTAGAATTAACAAACCATTTATTTATTCCTGGTGTATATGTATATATATCTATTTTACCTATTCTATTATAATTACTTTTTGATAGTATTAATTTTGTTCCATCGTAATTCAATTTAATACCATTTAAACCTAGATTAGGTCCTTTATTATCTCTATCAGGTTTTCCTTCAATTCTATTTCCTTTTTTTTCCCAATTAGAACCATTTTTTATGTAAACTTCTGCATATCCCATATTATTATTATATCTTGGACCCGCATATGCAAATGTTTTTCCATCTCCTGATAGAGCTGCTGAATTTTCTTTGCCTACATTGCTATTAGTAAAACCAGTTATTTGATATGTTAATGTATATATTCCATTTGATATATCAAAAATTTTAATTTTATTAGAACCTGATCCTAAACCAGCTGATAATATAGTGTTACCATCATCACTCATTATTAAAGTATCGCCTATTCTTTCATTTGTATCCCCACTTATTACGTTAAAAGAAAGATCCCATGTTTTATTCAGATAATTATAATCATATATAAAAATTTCACCTGGTATATCAATAGATAAGTGTGATTGTGCTATTATTATTTTATTTCCTGTTGAATTAATATCAATACCGGTATTTCCAAATCCTCCATCTATTATTTCATTTCCTGATGTAATAATATTACTATTAATCCAGATACCTGATGGATTAAATAGTGTTTTACCTAAAATAAGTTCTCCAATATAATGAGTGTGCGCGGCGAGGGAGCTTGTGTTATTTATTAGAAAACTATAATATAAAAATTTTGTATTATTCTGAATTGATTTTGTATAGCCATAATAATCTAAATTTATAAAGTCACTTTGACCGTGTTGATTTGTCAAACGAGTTCTCCAATTACCATAATTTGAAACATTGTCAAATGTAATCCAATTAACACCATCATGTGATGCTTGGAATGACCAATCGGATGGCCCTCTCGCCGTGTTGTACCTATTTACTATTTTATAACAATCTATTAATACTGGATCGGTTGGAAATTTGTATGTTATTCTGAAAGGAAATGTTTCGAATCCGGTATTGATATTGCTATTGGGATTGTGACTGTAGTGTACACTACTATTTGAATTATTATTAAAAAAATTTGTTGCAGGGGCGTTACTAGGGGAGGGAGTTACTATTTCTCCTTCTTCGTTACCAACAGTTATGTCGCCGGTTAAGCCTCCTCCTCCAACTATATTTGACCTGTTACTATATTCATATTCAAATACTTGTCCACAATTTGAAATATCATTATTAGTATAACTTCCACATCCTATATAAATTTTAGCATATGTTGGATCTAATTTTATATTACTACCAAAATTTGAATCTGTATCACCTGATATATCATGTCCTAATTCTTCCCAATTAGAATTTTCATCCAAATGATAAATTTTAACAAATGAAGTTTGTTTACTAGAAGTATCATCTACATAAGCTATTGCGAGAATATCTCCAGCATCATTTATATCTACGGCTGATACATATAAATTGTTTTGTAAATAACTATATAGATTTATTTCTAATATCCCAGCCGAGCGGTTACCTCCCCCTACATATAAAACTTTGGTTATATAAAATCTATAATATTTATAACTAGTCGTATTTATGAATATATATGATTTACATGGTAGTGCGCCGTAGTAAGTCGACCCCCATACACCAACTCCTTGATCTATTTGTGTATCTAATGTATTCCATGAAATATTATCATGTGATCCTTCAAATTTCCAATCAATTATACCTTCCATTCCTTGCCAAGGTAAATAAGGTAGTATATCATATTTAGTTATTTCTATAGGAAATGGAAATTCTATATGTAAAATAACTTCTTCTCCATTTTCTAGATGTGTATAGGCGGGGACGTCCTCAAGAATCCATTGTGTATCTCCCTCTATAAATAAATTTGTTGGTGTTCCGTGGGTAGACGTTACTGTACCTTCTTCTCCCCCAGTACCAAGTCTTGAATTTGTTCCTAATTCTTTAATGTAATATTTATCGTAATCTTTTCCTGTGAATAATGTCTGACCTAATTTTGCCCAATTTATTGTATCATACGTGGATGACATGTTATGTATATATACATAATATGATATTTAAAAGTAAATTTGTGTAATTATTATTAAATATTAATATAAAATATTAATATAAATTATATGATATATAATAAATTAATAATTGGTTTATTTGAATCAAAATTAATATTATGTTTATGTTTTTTTATAATAATAATATTGGGTTACTATTTAGTTATATATAAAAAAAAAGAAGGATTTATTACTGAAGATGATTTGTCAGCTGACGAAATCCAAGCCCTTAGAAATCATTATGGACAGACATATAGTGGTTCGACGCAGGCATTATCATATGATGGCCTGAATGATAGACCTGAAACAAGAGAAGAAATGTGTTTGATGACCGGGGAAGATGAGTATTGTAAAGAAGACGATTTTGATTGGCAATTTTATTCTCATTGTAAAGCCGCCGAGAAAGAAGATCCTTCGGGTTCGAGTGATGCACAATTTGTAGACGAATGTATGGTAAAAGCCGACGTGTCACTTATATTATTATCTAGTCCTGTCCCAAACACTAACTTCATACCATCTGATCCAAATCATATAGCGGCAAGAGCATGTGATGAAAATGAAGCGAGTTCAGAGGCTCATGGTGCTAATTTTAATTATACTGGAAATAGTAAAGATATTTACGGCAAAAAGGCATCTAGTGTAACCAACATTTGGCATAGTATGAATGGCGTCAGTGACGTATATACCGAAAGAGCTGAAGCTGTTGAATATTGTAATAATCTTCCAAAAAATCAACGAAAAATATGTAAAAATGTTTCGGGGTACGATTTATGGTATGATCGGGGCTGTAACGATGGTTATGGTTGCTATTTTAGTAAAGTAGATTTAGGTTGCCTATCCAAGGCTCAAAGGGGAATACTTAACGTGAAAAAATCGGATGCTGGAGGGTTGACAAACTCGACTACCTGTAAGGCTTCTTCTGATTGGGGCAAAGCAAACTGGTATAAATTAAATCCTGATGATGTAGGGACCACTGATGAAATAACTGATAAATATTTCAAGCCTGTTATAGTTAATAACTTTGATGACGCGTCTGGTGTGATACACCGGATGAAGAGATACGTCGGGGCGAAGAGAGTGGGCCAGTGGGCCAAGAATGTGGGGGAATCGTATAAGGCGTCGGATTGTTCTGGTAATTCCTGTATTTGGATTAACCCTCATTGGGTAAGGGTTATTAATAATAAAGAGGATGTAGTGGACGGCGACGGAAGTTATCCCCGGGATGCGGGAAATGAGAAAGGGTATTGTAGGAAGTTTTTTACAAACCGAGGCAAAATGGACAAAGTAATAAGATGTAGAAAGGCGAGTTCGACGCACGGTGAACATTGGCCTAGCGATAATTGGGGAGAAAATGGTATGGATTGCGGCGAGAACGGTTGTATATGGAATGGAAATTATTGGGTTAAAAATAATGTAGATTCTGATAATCTTGTATATAAATTTACAGATGCGGTAGATTATTGTGAAAATAAATTTAGCATCTTTGGTGAACAGATCGACTGTATAAATTCTGCAAGAACTACAGAAAAAGTAAAATGTGGAACATTATGGCGAAATATAGATTCAGGTTTACCACAGACCAATCCGGCTGCCGAAGAAGATGCTAAATATATAGCGGCGGCAAACGAATATTGGGATTTTTTAAAATAATAAGAGATAGTATAGAAAAGAATCTGTGTTCCCCCTAGTAGAAAAGGAATAAAGAAGCATATTGTAAAAAGAAATGCCAAAGGGTATGCCAAAATTCACGATCGATAAAAAAAAGAGAGGTTTGGGATTTATGGAAGCAAAATAGAGCAAAAAAGAACGAGGAGAAAGCGATGAAAGTATGAAGGAAAGATGAATGTTTAAATGTGTATAGGGAATAAAGGATAAATAATGTAGCAAATAAAGTATCTAATGTTCTCCAATGAGTATTGATACCCAGGAAAGTGACATCACTCTGAAAGGATGTGATACCTTGTATAATAAGAATGGAGGAGATGAAAGGATTGGATTTATTATAAAAGAAGATAAGGAAACCAATGAATGAAAATGTGAGAGATGATAGAGAATATATACTATAATATTGTAAATTGTTTCTCCATTGAAGTTTAGTTCTAGTTTCGGGACCTATAATTTTCCACCAAGGAATTGTCATTAAATTATAAAAATGAAAAAAAAATAATGGGAAAACGAGTATTTTTATTTTTTGTCACCATGTTATTTAAAATTTAATATCAAACAAAAAATAAAATAAAGAGGATTGATCCCACAAACACAAAAAAGGGGATAGGGATAGGAGGGGGTGAGGGGGAACCTGGGTTCCCCCTATTTAAGATCATCGATGAGAGTGATAGCGATGATAGCGAAATGTGTAGTGCTATGAAGTAATGGGATATATT